GCGTGTTGTTTCCAATACCATTTATCATGTTCTGAAATTTTTGGTGGGTCTATTCTTCGTTTAATGACATTTGGGTAATCGTATGGTACATCACAATCAACACCATAAACAATAATTTTTTGTTCGGAGAACTCTAATAATGATTGGACTAATTTTTCAATTACCGGCATGTATCCGAGATTCCCTGTGGTTACAAATGCAAATGGTTTTTTATCCCTTGTTAATATTTCTGATGCACCCTTTGCAACAGAATCCCAATTAAATTTTTCATGTATATCTTTAGCGTCACTCACAGATTTTATCCACATTGCAGTGTGATAATCATATGCTTGTCTCATTTTTAATCTTAAATCAACCCAATCAGGTTCACAGTATTCTCCTGGCCATTCTTTATGTTCAATATTTGCAGGTCTTAGACCTTTAATTGCAACAGGTATACCTTTACCATTCGCAAATTGTAATTGACCACCCCAATTAGAATAGATTGATGGAGTTCCACAAGACATCGCTTCTATCAATGGTAAGTTCCAACCCTCACTTCTTGCACAAGAAACAAACACATGAGCGGTTTGTAAATGTTTCACATACTCCTCTCTTGATGGAAAATTTAAGAATTTAATATTTTTAGTATCAATTCCATAGTGTTTAATTCTTTCATCAGTTGATTTCATTCCGTCATATGGATAAGGGTTTTCAACCGACGCTAAAAGCTCCACATCATCAATATCTTTAAATTCTTCCGCGAAGGCTTGTAAAATTTCTGTTGTACCCTTTCTGTAATCCCATCTTCCAAAATGTACGAATCTAACTTTTTCTCTTTTAGGAAATTTTTTTATTGGTTTAAAGGTATCGATGTCCACACCCTCTGGTACTATGAATATTTTTTCAGAGGGGTAACCTTGTTCAACTAAACAATCAAATTGCCATTGTGTTGGAACCCACACCTCATCAAAATAAAAAAGCCTTTGAAAAAATTCGTCGGGATACCTCGTTGATTCCCAAACATTGTATGCAATTTTATACCCAATATAATCTTCATAAAAATAATGGTTGTTTGTTTCCATTAAAACTATGTGCACGTCGGGTTCAAAGTTCCCTTTGTAACCATACATTGGTTCGTCAACAAGTCCATTACCATCTGGTCGATGTAACGTTTGTAGTATTAACATTCTCTCCATTTGTTTAGTAAAATATGATTCACCGTCATGTGGACGATTACTCATACCTTTCCAACTATTTCCTATGGTAAGATTTCTTATTTTAACTGTATGGTATTTTTCTAAAGCACAAAAAAAGGACCTTGCGTGATTCGCATATCCAGTTGTACCTATAAATGGGCAGTGTCCTAATATCTTCATTAAGTAATAATATAATGAAAAATACTATTAAAATCAAATAAATTTTGTTTCTTTTGTGAAATATTTTGAACCGTATGGGAATGATATATCACTTTGGATATCAAACAGTTTCTTTAATTTATCTATACCGTTTTCGTAATATAGATTTTCATATGAGATAGTGGGTAAACCATTTTGATTTGCAAAATCAATTAACGTCTTTTTGTTATATTCAATATCCTCCCTAAATCTGTCATATTCTTCTTTAACAAAAACACCATCTACATCTTTTTGTGTGTAATTGTGATGATATCGATTTTTCTTACTCGAGTACATATGTGATATTGTTTGATCATGTGTGTTTTCTCTATATAAACAAAGAATTTTTGTACTCAATTTTAAAATCATGTCGTAATTTTGTTTAGGATGCCATAACTCCTTGATAAAGTATTTTTTATCTTGTAACCAATTAAAATCTTGTAATGTTGTGTCGTTTGTGTAAACATTATAATTAGAATTAAATGGTTCATGAATAACAATAAAATTATTTCTAAGTGATAGGTTTATCCAATGCATTAAATTTTGACCTCCTGTTCGATATTGTGCGATAATAGTATATAAGGTCATTTAAATTAAATTTAGTTTTTTAGGTGTAAAATTATTTTTAATGAAAACATTTTGAGCGGCTTCATTCCAATCATCACATTTACATGTTATTTTTTTACACCAATCATTGTGAAATATCATTGGGATAGAATTATTAATAAACCATACCGGTGATAAATCAGGTCTCTTTATAACATTTGTAACATATAAATTATAAAGATATACGTTTTTTTCTTTAACAAATGGTTCAATAAAAAAATATCCGATAGGTTGTTTATTTAAATATAGAACGTAGATTGAGTGTTTTTTATAAATTCTGTCTCTAGCATCGTCAATATTAAACATCTCGTCCCATTTATACTCTTCATTAAAATAATTAATTAAAATTTTCACATCTTCTTCAAGAAAGAATCCCTCGGTAAATCCCGAAATTCTTTTAATATATAATCCATCAATTTTTAAATCTATTTTTTGATAGTTTCTTCTATTGAGTTCATAATTAATCATATCAAATCTTTTTTTTGTTTTATAAACTCTTGTAAATTATGCCAACACTGATTTGTTGGTAAAAATGAATTGACGACATTAATAAATTCATCATGTTCGGGATGATTCGTGTCCCATATTTTATGTTCATTATAAATTTTTTCTGAAAACGTACCCCAATTGTTAATTTTACCATAAAAAATATCAACCTTTTCTCCAAAAATCGAAATCATTAAATTATAAAATTGTTTCATTTCTTTATAATTTTCTTTTTGTACAACAAAGGATGTCTTAATCTTTTTTAAAGATGGTATTGTGTTTATAAATTTTAAATTTTCAATTAACTCATCCCAATTACCACCCAATCTAACTTTATTTTCATATGTTTCTTTTGTTCCCGCGTCAATACTAATTTCACATGTTTTTACGTATTTGTGAACTTTTTTCATAGAGTTCCACATTTTTTTATTCCATTTTGTTGCATTTGTGTGTAAATGGATTCGCTCTAAATTTGACCATTTTGACTTGTCAAAGTTTCTTAAAAAATCTCTAAATCCAACAGAAACAAATGGATCACCACTACCTGTTATGTACAAAGTTTTTGTGGTTTTACCATATTCAGTTTCAATCTCCTCAATTGTTTTTTTAATCCTTTGTATTCCATCGGCACTTTCCACAATTAAATCGACTCTACAAGATGGGCATTTAAGATTACATGTTCTATCAAATGAAAATTGAATTATTGTGGGAGGTTCAGTGATACCGTTATTAAATAAATCAATTCTTTCTTTTAATTTACTCGGCATCTCATTTTTATGATAAAGAGTATCGGTATTACCAATTTTTCCAAATGTTACTAATTGGTGCAAAAACGGGCACTGATCTTTATCACAATATTTGTAAGAACCATCTAAAACAGATTTTCTAATTTCTACGGCCTCTTCAGATTCCCAAGAATTTTTTAATGTGGTATTTTCTGGTAAATACTTTGTTAACCACGATGAACAACAAAGAAATCTATTTTTATGTTGTATTTCGAATGATACAAATGGAACCGCACAGACATAATTTTTTAAATCTATACTCATTATATTATATTTTTAATTTGTTTTCCGTTATTTAATACATCTATTAAAAAATCAGAAAATTCATAGTGAGAATCCTCACACCAATGTCCGTCATCAACCACACCGTTAGTTTCCTCTCTTATTGTTTTATATTTTTTAGAACAAATAATCCCACATTTTGATAGGTCGGACTGCCATGACCAATGAATTGTTTTATTTTTAGTTGAGGAGTTAATTAGTTTTATCCAGTTACAAACCTCCAACGTATATGGAAGAGTCGCTCTGTTTATAAGTAATTCTTTTATCGTATTTTCTGAAATAAAATCAAATGTCTCGATTTTTTTATGTGCGAAAAAACCACCATCATTTCTACCGTCTGGATTGAAGTGACCCCATTGATTATTTTTATTTACTAATCTGAATCTACTTTGATTTGTCCATCCAAATATTAAAATATCATCTTCATTAATTTTCTCAATAACTTTACAAAACTCTTCTAAAATGTGAGAATTGTCCACACCCCCTAATCCTAAATTTATTAACTTTAAATCAAGTTTTTCAGCAATAATCTCACCATATACTTTTGGTACATATCCTTTAAATTCTATGTACTCTTGTCTCCAATGAATTTTTGAATTCTTAGGTGGATAAAAATAATCAGTAAATGAGTCACCAAACGTCCAAAGATTCGCCATAATATTTAATAAATTTTTATATTATATTTTTATTATTTTTATGGATTATTCTTAATCTGTCTACCCCGTTTTCATCAAATAAATCTTCATAGTAGGTTATTGGTATTTTTAACTCTTCGGATAGTTGTAATAAATCTTCATTCCAATTTAAAATGTCGGATGCACATGAATTAAGTATTTCTATTGGAGGGGATATAAACTCATAGTGATTATTTGAGTTATAACCCTTGGTTCTTGAGAAGTGTTTTTGATATGCGTGAGACTCTATACAGTCATTTAAATTTTTTCTACTCAATAATATTATTTCGTCAAATTCTTTAGACAACTCTAAATTATTAGGATGATGACATATTATTGTTTTTAGAACAATATCGTTTTGACCTTTGTATAAAACCCTATTACTACTATCGAACGGTTCAAACAACGGAACTAAATTTCTTTCTTTTGCGATTTTATACAATAAAGAAGTCGATCCGGTTCTAGGTAATGAAATTATTAAAACCCTCATATTAATTTTTTATTGTCATATAATTTAAGGTATTTAAAATCGGTATTTGTCATCCAAATGTTTAATGCGCATCTGATTCCACTTGTAACCGGCATAACCCCATGATATATCTTACTACCATCAAATGATATAGATTGTCCAATTTTTAATTCATATTTTTCAGAATCACTTTGATTTTGTGTTTCCGATAACATGAATCTCCCATCAACAAAGTTTTCGTTTAAAACTATAACTGTGGTTAGTTGTGATGTTGAATCTAAATGTAAGTCCAATCTTCTATTGTCATAATATTTAGTTATACTGATATTAATATCCTTAATTTCAAAATTATCTAAAGAAAACCATAGTTTAAACCCATTATCTTTATAATTTTTTATGAACCTATCAATTATTAGTTTATTAAATTCTAAATCAGATATTCTTTTACAGTCCCAAACCTCAGTTGGATTATAATTAAACTTTTTACCCACCTTATCTGCATACTCAATAATCGAGTTGCATTCTTCTTTTTCGAAAAAATTATTTATAGTATAATTCATAACATTTTTTCTTCTTTAATTTCAACCTCAAAATCAACGATTGGTTCTTTTATTTTTAACAGGTCATGTATTTTTTTATACATATCATAACAACCTTTTGGTCCTGGATGAAAATCAATTTCCTCACCAACTCTCTCTTCCCAATTAGAGGTTACCTTAATTAGGCTCACAAAATCTGAGGTAGAGATATGAAATTGTTCACTCCACGTAATAAACACGGGATTATATAAATTTAACCATTTTTGTAAATTTTTTATAAATTTAATATCGTTTTCTCTAACACCATTTATCCAATTATTACCTTCAATAAGTCTTAAATCATCTAATTTTTTAGCGAGATGTTTGTCTTTGAAAAAATTTGGGGATTTATAAGGATTACCTAAAAAAGTAACGTGTCTCTCACCATAGTATCTTCTTGGTAACCTTCCGGGGTCGGTAAATACAATAACAATTCTATCTCCCTCCCTATACTCATCTAAATTACCTAATTGAAAAATTATTGAGTAGTTATCAGCCCCAAGTTTACCGTGTTTATGAACTTCGTAGTGTTTTGATAAATAATATGTCCAATGGTATTTTGGTATGTGCCAATCAACAAAAGAATCTCCAAAACAAAATAATCTCGGTTTCATTAAATTAAAGAGGTTCTTTTTTTATTAAACATTATTACCAAAACTCTTCTTTGGCCCGATTCTATTTTTGTTACTTCATGTTCTTGTCTGTTACCATCAAAATTAACATACATTCCAGTTTTATTGAAGTTGATGTCTTTTTTATTAATTAAGAGTTTACCTCCGGTAAATTCGTCGGACAATAATATTAAGGTTGTCTGTAAAACAAAATATTTGTCTTTATGTGGGGTTGTATAGTTCCCCTCGTTATATAATAATTCATAAAAGAAATCTATTTCATATTCAGGTTTACCAAATTTTTTAATTATATACTCATTAAATGGTTTATCATGCATTCCATAATGTTTCATAGATGATAAAATCAAAGCATTATCATCTCTCATAATTGCATACGGATGTTTCAATTTTAAATTTTCATATTCAAAGTTATCCATACCTCTATTCTCAGAAAGAGATTTATTAATATAATCAACTTCAATATTTGTTAAACGATTAATCACCATTGTCATATTAATATAATTTTTTAACTGCCATTCTATCACTTCTATTTCTTTCTTTTTTAAATAAGTCTTCAACAAACTCCCATGTCAAATTCGTATCACAATACATCACCTCAAATAATTTCATAACAAATTTTATATTATCTTCTCTTAAATGTCTACCATCATCTTCATATGGGTCATATAAAAATGGTGGTATTTCAAATGACGGAAAATAAAATAGAGATTTACCTAAATCATCATGATCCCTAATAAATTCATCTAATGAGGCTCTCAATATTGACTTTCCCGCCGAACTTGCGGTAACACAAGAAACCTGTCTAAATGTTGCCGCAAATGGAATTGGTGATACAGAAAATATAACTTTAGAATTGGGTATGTGTTTTTTTATAATACTATATATTTTTGATATTGTATCCTTAGTTTCATTCATCGATAGTACTCTAAATCTATGTTTTTCTGGATCATATTTATCTTCGGGAATTGCCCTCCAAAAAGTATTTCCAGTTTCAATATCTTCCCATATTTCTGAAACACCAAGAGTGAATATAAAAACTTCAGATTTTAATAATGCGTCTTTAGTTTTTAATCTTATGTTTTCATCTATACCGTATTCTTCAACATTTGCACCATACCACAATCCATGTGGTATATTTTTATTTTCTAATGCCCATTCGAATTGTTGGAAAAGGGAGTAAACATTAGCCAAACCTTCTCCTATTCTTGATATGTAAATTTCAGGAGAAGAGTCTGTTGTTAATTTAAAATTTAACTTTTTTAAATACCTAATTATGTTAGCAACAAAACAACTCCCAAATGCAGTTATATTAGTTGATGAGTTAATTAATTTTGTTTTTGGTATCCATCCTTTAACAACGAACTCTTGTAAAAAATTTGGATTAATGTAATCTGCTTTATATGGGTTGAATTGAACTCCATTTTCACCACGAAAGAAAGAACGACATATGTCACTTTTATCAACTTTTATCATAATAATGTTTTTTCAAATTTTTTATTAATTTCTCTCTCCCTTATCCACACAACTATTATGTATTTAACACCATCAATTACCGGTAGACCGGCATGTAATGTCCTTCTATTTAATGTCCTGTTTTTATTTAAATTATACCATATTAATAAATCACCCTGATTACCCTTTATATTAATATTTTCTAACGAAAATTCCGTCTCACCACCAAGATAATCATCATTTAAATAGAGTATTCCTGTTATTATTCTATCGCCACTTTCTTCGTTAGGTACATCCTTTAAATTACCGTAACAATCATAATGTGGTTTATACTCACCACCTTTTTCATATTTAATAATTGATAATGGTGTTTCTTGTTGATTAATACTTGTGTTCGTTTTTTCTGAAAATATTTTACGAACTTTTTTTAGTAATTCAGATTCATTTTCATATACAGCAATTTCAGCCTTTCGATACTTTCTATCCGATTCAAAATCCCCATTAATTGTTCTTGCGGTTTTAAATTCATTAAATTCTTTTATTAAATTTTCACAATCTATTTTATCTAACACTTCAACATGTAATTGATATAAAAGAAGGTCGTTTTCTGAATACTTCATATAATGGTTTTTTGTTTTCCCCAGTTATTTATGTCTCTGTATCTTATATAAAATAATGCACAATATCTAACCCCTCTTTTTACTTTTTTCACTTCGTGATATTCACTTGATTTGTAATGATATATTTCACCCATCGGTTTCAAGTATGGTTGATTGTTTAAATAAAATTCCCCACCTTCATAATCATCATTTAATAATATATTAATATTGTAAATAAAATCTCTACTGAGTGAATTAGTGGCGGATCCTGAATCTATATGTTTTTGAATTAAGTCTCCCTCAACGTATTTTAATATACCAACATTAATTGTACTAATGTCTAAGTTTAAATACTCACTACAATATTGAATAATTAAATCTTTAATTTCACCGTCTTCGACCTCAAATAAAGTGGAATAATATGAACCGCCGGTCTTCACCCTTTTCCATAAATTTTTTGATTCGGATAACTCAATCAAATACCTACAATGATTATTTGAGATTTTCATTATTTAAATTAAATTTTTATTAGTTTTAATCGGAGTTATTTCATTTGTTAGTGATCCATAAATTCCTATTCTTTTAGGGGTTTGGGATGTATCAGATAAAAAATTTTCAGTTTTAAAAATTAATAAATCTCCATCATATAATATAACCTCATTTATTTTATTATTCAATTTTAATAATACTTTACTATCAAATGATTTTGTAAAAAATATAAATGAATATTTTGATATTGGGTTTATTCCATTTTTTAATTGTTTGGTAAATTCTATTTTTTGTTGTGATTCTTCTTGTATATATGTAAAAATGTTTTTAACATATACGTCAAAATTCTCTTTTGTTTCTTCTTTTAGATTATCTAATACAACCTCGACTATTTTTGAAGACTCATCGGATTCAACCCATAAACTATACTTATTAAATTCAGGTTTTACATACTTGGAATTTAATATAATATCATATTCTAATAAACTTAAATTAATATTTGGTTTGATGATTTTATAAAACATAATTAATTATTTATATGATTTTTAAATTTAATTCTTTTATTAGTCTCTCTAACGGAATTAAAATCGTAATTAATATTTGTTGTATATACTATTCTGTCTGACTCCGAACCTAATGTTGGTGTTGGCATGTGTGGTAAATCACCCGGAAAAAATATAATATCATTTTCTTTGGGGGTAAAAGTATGTAATTTCCCATCTTCGCTTTTAAAAATGAGGTCACCTTCACCCTTTTTTAAATTGGGTGGGATTTGTATATAAAAAACATATGTCCACTGTGTTTTTAAGTTAGTTCTATTCGAGGAATCTATCCAATCATGTGTGTGCATCCACTCCATTTTAAAACTTGGAATCTGAATATATATCCAACTAGACTTTATAAATTTATCTATGGTGGAGGACAATTTAGTTCTTAAAAAATTTAATGCTTGTTTGTCTACTGATTTAAATTCTTCACATTCGATGTGAATGTCTAACGAATTTTGTATTTTATATGTTTCGTTATAATATAATAATTCATTTTGATTTATTCTTTTTAAAAAATCATCTTTTGAAAAAGTGCCATCATATGTTGTCTTATATATTGTATATTTTTTAGATAACTTATATTGTTCTGAATAATCTATTTTTTTCATATTTTCCGTATTTTGTAAATAACTCATTTCCACGGATAATTTTTTTGGTTGTGACATATAAACCTCTATCAATATTTGGTTCGCTGTCCCAAGAACAACTATTTACCCAATGAATTGGTGTTTTAAATATCCAATGACAGTTTTTTTCAAGAAAAATGGTAAATTCCCAATCTTCACCAACTTTACAAAATTCAAACATATCGTATAAGTGCATTTTAACATCATAATCTAAAGAGTTTAATTCAGATTCAGTTAATTGATATAGTCCAGTTTCCCCTGTCCAATTAACAAACAAATCTTCTCCCTTCTCAATATCTCTTAGCGCAAAAACACCCACACCCTGTATGGTACTCGGTGAAATTTTAACATTCACATGGTTTTTAACATATTCATATGCTGTCATTATATGAAATTTTTTGGTGTTGTTTTGAATTGTGAACCATAGTTTCCTAATATTTCCTCCCCTTCTTTTATTTTTCTTGTCGCAATAGGGATGATATTATTATTACTATTCACATTACTCTTGTTTAAACCACTATTCATAAACATTTTTGGCCAAAGATATATCCAATGATAACCTTGTTCCAAAGGAAAAAATATTTTTCCATATTCTTTAGGTACATATTGTTCATTACCATGTTTGTCAATATAACCTATTTTATTGTCGAAAGTTTCGTATAAATTTTTTTGAAGTTGATTGGGTAGTGTGAATAATTCATCTTGTGTGATTGAATATACTCCACTATCCCCCCACCAAGGTTCAAAAACAGGTTCACCTATTTCAATATCCCTAATGGCAAAAAAACCAACTCCTTCAATAGAACTTGGTTTAAGTATTGCAACAACTTTTTGTTGAAGGTATTCTAAAGGAGTCATAACTATTCATATTAATTAAGAGTGTTTTAACTTAATCAATTCCATAAGTTTTGACAATATTGTAAATGTTTGTTGTTTTTTTTCCTCAGTGATTGTGGATGCCTGTCTTAGTTTAAGGTCAACAGTATTAATTGACTTGTATTTTGTTGGTTTTATCATCTGTTTTATAATTTTGGAATACCTCTGTTATGTGCTAAAACACTATTAGCAAAAAAGTTATGATTATTTTCAATTTCTTGTAAATTATATACAATTGTTGTTTCTTTTATTACATTTATATTCGTAATTTTTGTCTTTCCAATTAGTAATTTTAGTGTGTCACCAATCTCAATTTTATTAATTTTGGTTTCTAAACTATACAATTTGTTTGATAAATTATCATCAAATGAAGACCAACCTTTATCTTCGACATATATCGGGTGATCAATAGTACATTTTAAAAATTCACCATTTTCTAATTCATACTCAACAATTTCGTCTACCTTTTTACTATAAACTGCATTTACCACATTACTCTCAATTTCACTTGAGTCCATGTTAAATGTTAATACCGAATCGCCGGCGATGATATCCTCAATATTTTTTGTGACACCTTCTGAAATGTGTATTTTCGTACCTGCAATAAAACATGGTGCGTTGTGAGTTACAAATGAATTAATTGGAGTTGATCCAGCAATAATGTATGTGTCGGTATCTTCAACATCAATTTCAACTAAACTAAAGTTATCTTCATTTACTATTAGTATTTCTGAATTTGTGACTTGAGCTAATGAACCGTCGTAATCTACCAAGTAATCTGTTGTTGTTTTTATGTCTACTGATTGTTTCCAAACAATAGCCTCCATTTCCGCATCATAAACTAAAAATGATTTATATTGTGATGTGTATAAAGAATCGTCATTATTGTTTACTGTTATATTAGATAATGTTTTACTTAACAAATCTTTACTATTTTTATATATAACGGTAGACGTTGTTAAATTAGAACCAGATGGTAGTGTGTTTCCACTTATTTGCCATGTAGGGTACGTGAAATCATCTTCAGTTAGATTGGTTCCACCAATATAATATGACTTAATTTCATCACCAACCGATATGTTTCCTATTTCCACTTCAGTATCATCCGATTTAATTATTAAATGAGTGTTTAAGATACCGTCAATTCTACCATCATTTTTAATGAAGTTGGTGGCAAATTCGTAATAATGTTTATTATCTATTTTATTAATGTATTGATTTTCATCATATATTGATTCTGTTGGTAATTCAAACACCGCATTTTCTTGGAACTGTCCTATATGAATTAGGGATAAATCACCTCCATAGATAATTGAGAAGGTTCTCACCGCCGAAACTTTATTATTTGAAACGGTTTGTGTACTTATATGATATTTTTGTATTATATTATCTTCGGTTGCTTTATTAGTAATAAATGCATCCCATCTGGTTTGACTTGTATCTTCAACGGATTCACTACCTATTTTATAAAAATCTATAAGAGAATGATTTACGTCACTTACGTTTTTTATCAAACAATCGGGTAAACTACCAGGATTAAAATCACTAAGAATAGTATTATACTCACCTATTGACGATGAGTGATAAAACTCAGTAACACTATTTTGTTCATTATAATCTAAGAATAATTTAAGTGTATTTAACGTACCTTTTGCATATTCACTATCAAAAATTGCCGATTCATCATATGCCATTCTTAGAACAAATAAATCAGACGCGTCATCAACAGATGTTGGATATATTCTATTTGATTGTTCCTTTATCTCATTAAATTCAACAACAAAGGGCGCATTTAATGTCAATGATTCTGAAAGTTTATTAACTATGTTTTGGTGTATATTTGGTTTATGCACCACGGTTACTCTTGTAATATTGTTACTTTCAAGTACTGAAATGAAGTTACTAAAGTCTAAGTAAACTAAATTATTTACTGAGATGGTTGTATCTGTATTTACCTCCAATAGTCTTAAATTACCATTGATGTCTTCAATAAAATCCGCGGAAAAAAAGGTTCCTTTCATAATTAATATTTTCTTTTATACATAAATATCACAACATACGTTATTTTTTTAAACCATATTTACACCATTTATACCAAACTCTTTCATGTAGAAAGTATATGATGGGTTTTAAAATTAACTCACCTAAACCAACCATTCCGGCCCATTTTAGTGGAACACCAGCAGAAACAGTTAAAATAATGGTTGTTATTGTACCAATAAATCTATAACTAATGCTCTTAGCTATGTGTCTCTTTACCTGTGGCATCTATTTTTCCCCCTCTAATTTTAGTTCCACTTATTTCTCCAATTTCTGTGGGTGGTTCGTGATAAATCACTTCATATCCAACACCCCTACCATAATTAACAGATTCAATATCAGGTATGATACTCAATAATATTTTGTCAGAGTTGTCTCTAAAAAATTTATGATTTGATAATTCCATTAATATATCGTGCGCCTTCTTGGGGTTATTTTCATCTTGTGGTACGTCTCTAATTGCCACCCATACATTCTTACCTTTTTCTAATTGTTGATTTATCAACCATTCGTGCCCTTTGTGCCAATTTTGCCATCTTCCGATGTATAAAGCATATTTTTTCATATATCCATAAATTTAATTAATTCGATGAAGGATTC